TCAAAGCCGCATCAGGTTCCGAAACACCCCGACGATCCGAACGGTCTCGCCGTCGACTTCGAGCGGCGTCCGGTCGATCGAACGATCCGAGGAGTGCGTGAGGAGATAGGGAGGCTCGAAGCGGCGCAGGACGCGTTGCGGCTTGCCGCTGCCATCCGTCACCTCGGCCATGACGATCTGGCCTTTGAGGGCGCGCTGTTCCTCGTCGAACTCGATCAGATCGTCGATGACGATATGCTCCTGGTCGAGCACGGCCGAGGTGACGCGCCAATAGGCGTGGTCGGTGATTCGCGGCAAAGCGTGCTTGAAGCGGACCAGATCGTCCGTCCGCGCGTCGCCATGGTCCCGCTTGGTCCCACTTTTCGCGCCTTCACCCATCAGCCAGGCAAACGAGACCCCGCACGCGGCGGCGATCCGCTGGAGACCCGCGACCGGCGCTTTCTTCGTGCGGCCGTTCAGGTGATTTTTCAGGGTTTGCAAGGGAATTTCGGCCAGTCGCGACACTGCCGAAGGGCCTCCCGAGCTACCGACCACCTGCCGCAGCCGGCTTCGCCATACCTCCTCCCCACTCTCGCTATCCACCATTTATCCTCATCAATTAGGTCCCAAATCATTGACAACGGGACCGTATCGGGACCATCTGACTAATCAGAACTGATTTGCGACCGAACCGGCCTGTTGGAGCCGGGTCGATCAAATTGAGGAGCAGCCGGTGCAGACGCACACGACCACAGCTTGGGACCGTCACGCCATCCTTGCGGAGATCAAGCGACGTTTCGGCTCGTCGCGGGAATTGGCCCGCAACGTCAATCTTACGGCCGGCGAGGTCTCGGCTGCACTCGGTTCGCCGTATCCGAAAGCGGAGAAGGCGATCGCGGGTGCGCTCGGCATTCCGGTCCAGAAGCTCTGGCCGGATCGCTATTGGCCGAATGGCCGGCGTCGTTCGGGTTCTACCAGACCGCAGATCGGCGCGGCGAGTCAAAAGAGCGGTGCTCTGGTGGACAACGAGGCCCGGCAATGACGGACCATCTGTCCACGCGAGAGGGTGAGACGGACAGCGTTCTGCGACCGGCGAGCCTCACAACGTGCCGGCCTTCGCCGCGCCAGCCGCAGGATGGCCGTGCGATCCTGGTGGCCGGAACGCTCATTTTCTCCATCGCCTTCCTCGGCATCGCCTGTCTCGACATGTGGTCGGACGGCGGGGTGCTGCCGCTTCTCAACACCGCATTTTGGGCCTTCGTCCGCTGGCCCGCCCTCTTCCTCCTCCCGATCGTCATCGGCGCCGTCGTCTACGCCGGCCGGAGGGACCGTCGATGAAAGATTCGCCGATGAAGCAGCTTCCCCCGCAGGTTCGTTTCGAGCGCATTGCAATCGCCCTGGTCGATATTCCGGGCGATCGCCTGCGCAAGGTGAAGCCGTGGCGGATAGAGACTCTGCGCGGCGAAATCGGTGACGGCGGACAGCCGCAGCACCCGATCAACGTCGCGGCCGAGGAGGACGGCCGCTACACGTTGATATCCGGCGCGACCCGCCTTGCGGCGGTCGACCTTGGCGGCGCGTCCGAAATCGACGCCCGCGTTATCCCGGCCTCCATGCTGACGCCCGAGCGGCGGCGGCTCATGGAAATCACGGAAAACCTCAACCGCGAAGAGCTGACCAAGCTGGAGCGCGCGGAAAACCTCGTCGAACTGAAACGAGTCCACGAGACGCTGTATCCCGCAAGTCGCAAGGGCGGCGACCGTCGCAGCGCGCAGGCGAAGGCGGCGAAGGCCGATCAAAGCGAAATTTTTGCGTTTAGTTCGGAAGCGGCCGAAATGACCGGCCTGTCGCGGCGCGCTATCGAAGTCGCCGTTGCGATCCTCAACGGCCTCTCCGAAGCCAGCGTCGCCCGCCTGCGCGGCTCATGGCTTGAGGATCATCAGGCCGGCCTGAAGCTTCTGTCCGAGCAATCCCACGCCATTCAGGACCGCATCTGCGATCTCCTGTTCGCGACGCCGCCCGAAGCATCCACGGTCGCCGACGCGCTCGCGCTGGCCGAAGGCCGGCGTTTGCTCTCCGCATCGGAAAAGCTGTTCGCGTCGACGCTCGGCAATTGGTCTCGCCTGACCGATCGCCAACAGTCCGATTTCCTCGACGCGCAGGAAGCCGCGATCCGCGACCACGCAGCAAAGCGAGGCTGGTTCGCATGAGCCGGAAACGCGATAGCCAGACAGGCGACCTTTTCGAATGGCAACCGCCACGCGTTGCGGTCGGCTTCGACAAAGATCAGCTACCGGGCAATCGCATTGCGTCGCGCATCAGCCGCGCGGTTGCGCTCGCCCTGCGCGACTGCGGCAGGACCCGCGCGGAAGTCGCCGCGCTAATGAGCGACGAGCTTGGCTATCCGGTCTCTGAAGCGACCCTGGACGCCTATGCATCCGAGGCCAAGGAAGCGCACAAGATCAGCCTCGAACGCTTTGTCGCCCTTATCATGGCGACCGGCTGCCACGATCTTCTCGGCTTTGTCGCGGCCTTCTTCGATCACGTCGTCGTGCCGGAGCGCTTCGCCTCGCTGATCGAACTCCACCTGATCGAAGAGCACGAGCGCGACATCCAGCGCCGAAAGCAGGCCGTCGAGGCCAGATGGAAGGCGGGCCGATGAAAGTCTGGCTGACGGCACAGGAATTTGCCGACCTCGCATCCTCGGCCATGCTGCCCGGCCTGCCGGCCACGAAGGCCGGAATGCTCAAGATGATCCGCCGAGACGGATGGGATGCCCGGCCGAACATGGCCCGTCCACGCGCAGGCCGAGAGGGCGGCGGCGGCACGGAATACCATATCGACAATTTGCCGCTCTCGGCTCGCGTCGCCTTCGCCGCGCGGCATTTCCGGATCGACCCTGCGGACTTGCGGCCGGCGACCGCCGAGGGAGACGGCCTGTCTGCAAAAGCGCGGCAGACCCGCGACGCGCGCTTGGTCCTCGTGCGGCTCGCTGACCGCTTCCGAAAGGATCAGCATCTGTCGATCGCCGCAGCCGATGCGCTGTTTTCCGACCTCTTCAATGCCTCTTCAATGGAGCTTCCGGCGTGGGTCACCGGGTGCGTGGACAGCTTGAGCGGTCGATCTCTGGCACGCTGGCGGAGCGCCGACCCGAAGGGTCTCGGCTTCGATCCGGCCGAGGCACGGCGCGGCACGGGCCAGCTCGACCGGGCGATGGACGGCCGCGTGAAGACTTACATCCTCGCCGCGATCGCCAAGAAGCCGTTCATCCGCGCGAAAGAGGTTCGCAGCCTGGTCGCCGACACGTTCGGCGATGATTTCAACGTTCCGCCGCTTCGCACCTTCCAGCAGACGCTGAAGGCATGGCGCGAGACGTATCGCAACGAACTGCAATATCTGACCGATCCGGACGGCTACCGCTCCAAAACTGAATTCGCTCTGACGGTCTCCGCGCGCGCCGACCGGCTGAACGAACTCTGGCAGATCGACGCTTCGCCGGCCGACGTAATGCTGAAGGAAGGCCGGCACTCGATCTACATGGCGATCGACGTTTTCTCGCGTCGTACGAAGGTTCTGGCGACGAGGACGCCGCGCGCATCCGGAGTCGGTCTCCTGACCCGGAAATGCCTCACGGCGTGGGGGGTGCCGGAGCGCATCAAGATCGACAACGGATCGGATTTCGCGGCGCACGCGACGCAACGCCTCTTCGCCGCGCTCGATATAGAGGTCGACTTCTCCAAGCCTTACAGCCCCAAGGAAAAGGGGATGGTGGAGCGCGTCATCGGGACGTTCCAACGCGACCTTTCGGGCCTGCCCGGCTTCATCGGCCATTCGGTCGCGGACAGGAAAGTGATCGAAGGCCGCAAGGCGTTCGCGGCCCGCCTCGGCGCGGACGAGGCCGAGCTTTTCGAAGTCGAAATGGACCTGGCCGAATTCCAGTCATGGTGTGACGACTGGACGGACAGCATCTATGCGCACAACCCGCATGAAGGGCTGGGTCGGCGCACGCCATTCGAGGTCGCCGCAACCTTCACCGGCGAAGTGCGTCGGATCGAGAACCTTGCCGCACTCGATATCCTTCTCGCCCCGGTCGCCGGCAAGGATGGCCTGCGCACGGTCACGAAGACGGGCGTGCGGATCGAGGGCGCGCATTATCTGCCCGACACGGTGATGCCCGGCACTACTGTCTTCTGCCGCATGGACCCCGCCGACCTTGGCCGCATTCTTCTCTTCGAAGAGGACGGCGAAACCTATCTCGGCGAGGCCGTCTGTCCCGAACTGGCGGGCCTCGACCCGGTCGAGACCATTCAGAAGGTGAAGGCGGCACAGAAGGAGCACCTCAACGCCGGTATCGCGGACATTCGCAAGGAAATGCGCCGGATCGGGCCGCGCGCGATCGCCGATGCGATGCGCAGCCAGGCGAACCGCGCCTCGTCGAACCTTCTCGCCTTTCCTCAAAGGTCCACGGCTGTCGAGACGGCCATCCTCGCCGCAGCGGTTGACGCCTCGCGTCTGGCACAACCCGCCGACCTGTCCGCCCGCGCGGCCGAGCTTCACAGCCAGATGCTTGCGGAGCTCCCGCCAGCGCCCGCGAACATCCCGGCTTCACCAAAGATCACCCGACTGCCGGAAACGCGCGAGCAGCGGTTCCGGCGCGCCATCGACCTTCAGAAGCGCGTGAGCGCAGGCGAGACGTTGCCGGCCGAGGAACTGATCTGGCTTGGCGGCTACCGGGAAGGGTCCGAGTACCGGGCCATGAGTCAGATGTTCGAAGAGTTCGGCGAGGCGATGCGCCTCTGAAAGGATAGGGCCGCGTGGGTTGCTCTGGGGAGGAGCGCGCGCAGCGTGAAGTAGAAAAAATGGAAGGCAACACATGACTGCAAACAATCATATCGTTCGCCCCGGTAGCGTCGCGCCCCTCAAAAACGTCGCGTCCTGCCTCGCCCTCGTCGATGCGCTGATCCATCGGCCGGCGCATCTGCCGTCGATCGGCGTCTTTTCCGGGTTTTCTGGATATGGAAAGACGATGGCGGCGCAATATTGCTGGAACCGCAGCGGCGCTCTTTTCATCGAAGTTTTCGACTTCTGGACCCGCAAGAAATTCTGTCAGGCGGTGCTGGCCGAACTCGGCGTCGCGCGTGCGCGAGGCACGATCGGCGATATGATGGACGAGATCATCGCCCGCCTGGGCGACGATCCGGCGCGGCCGATCATCATCGACGAAGCGGACAAGCTGGTCGACAAAGGCATGATCGAACTGGTGCGCGACATCAACAAGGCCGCGCAGGTGCCGGTGCTTCTCGTCGGCGAAGAGCTTTTGCCGCAGAAGCTGGAGGCCCACGAGCGGGTCCACAACCGCGTGCTCGATTGGGTGCTGGCGCAGCCCTGCGACCTCCACGACACCCGCGCGCTTGCATCCTTTCTCTACCCCAAGCTCGATATCAGCGATGCGCTTCTTGACGCGGTCAGGGAGCAAACACAGGGCAAGGCGCGGCGCATCGCCACGACCCTCAATGCAGCCGCCAGTTTCGCGGCCAACTCCGGTCTGACTGCGCTCGATGTCGGTAACTATCAGGGTCGCATTTTCACCGGGGAAACGCCGAAGCGGTTCCATACCCGGAGGGCCGCCTGATGCCGATGGCCCTTCGACTGACCGTCAAGAAGACGGAACCGCTCTATCGCGGGCAGGAGCACTTCTGGCGCGTTGCCCGCGCGCTCGGCGCTCACGGCAAGGTTTTCACCGCGTCGGAGATCGCGTCTGTGTCGCAGGAACCGCACATGAGCACGATCACGACGTGGCTTCGCCGGCTGCACACGGCAGGCATTCTTGCCATTGAGGGCACATCGAAATCGCCGACGAGCGGCAAGCCAGAGAGGAACTGGCGGCTTCTTCAGTCGCCGGAGACCTTGCCCGTCATCGGCCGCGACGGCTCGCTCCAACGCCCGCGATCGGTTCGGCAGCAAATGTGGAACGTGATGCGTGGCCCGACCGGACGGAGTGGGTTTTCCTTTGCCGATCTCGTCGCGTTCGGTTCCACGGATGACCTCGCCGTCAAACCCATCACGGCCAAAAGCTTCATTCAGGAGCTGCGCCGGGGCGGCTATCTGTTGACGCTCGACGATGGCGGGCCGGCGAAGCCTGCCATCTACAAGCTGCGGCCGGCCATGAACACCGGGCCGCTGCCGCCGATGATCCTGACCGCCAAGATCGTCTACGACCAGAACCGCAGCCAGATTATGGGCGAGGCCGTTGCCGAGGAGGCGCAGCCATGAACCGTGGCCCGGCTCCCGGCGCTGCTCGCGCCACGAAGACGATGGTTGAGAAGGCTGCCGACGCATGGGGCGACGTTCCGGACTGGATCGCCGCACTGGCGGCGGTTGCCGATCGGGACGGCCTACGAGGCGCTGAAAAACGTGTCGGCTATTCGGCCAGCGCGATTTCGACGGTCATCAATGGCCGGTACGCAGGCGACATGAACCGCGTCGAGGAAACCGTTCGCGGTGCGCTTCTCGGCCATGTCGTCAACTGCCCGATCCTTGGCGAAATCGGCCGCGATCAGTGTCTCGGCTGGCAGAAAAAGCCATTCGCGGCGACATCGTCCGTCCGCGCGGCCGTCTATCGCGCCTGCCGGGCAGGCTGTCCGCATTCGGCCATCAAGCCGGAGGGCCAGCGCCCATGACGAGGCCGGCCGACACCACCGCGACGCGGATGATGGCAAAGCTCGCTCCGCTGATCGAGGAGCATCTTGCCGAGGCGCGCAGCGAGCTTCGACCGCGCGTGGTTGCCGTACCGGACCCACGCCTTCTCGCCGTTGCGCAAAAGGTCGCGGAAGCTGTCGGCCGGCTCGATAGCGCGAAATACACGCCGGGTGAGATCGACGCCCGGCGTTCGCTCGAAAGGCAGGCGCGAGCCTTGCGCACCGCACTCCAGAAACTTCCGCAACCTAAGAAGAAAGAGGCCTGACATGGCTGAAGAACTGACCGCTATCATACTGGAAGATCGCCGCGAGGAAGGCATCATCGTCATCAATGGCAAGCCGCACATGAGCGATGCCAAAGGGCGCTTCACGCCGCTGGAAACGATCCGGCCAGCCGACAAGCTGGAGGACGAAACCGTCCGGAAGATCATGGGCTATGCCCGCACCCTGTCGGACCAGATTACCCGCTTCAAAGAGCACACGTTCGATGATCTTGGCGCATTCGAGGCCCTGATCGCCCAGGAATACGACGCCAAGAAAGGCGGGGCGAAGGGCAACAAGACCTTCATGACCTACGATGGGCTGATGAAGGTGCAGGTCCAAGTGCAGGACTACATCGACTTCGGGCCACAGCTCCAGATCGCCAAGGCGTTGATCGACGAGTGCCTGAACGAATGGTCGGCCGACGCCAACGCCGAGCTGCGCACCATCGTCACCCGCGCCTTCAACACAGACAGGGCCGGCAAGATCAACCGCGCGGAAATCTTCATGCTTCTGCGCGCAGGCATCACGGACCCGCGTTGGCAGCGCGCCATGGACGCCATCCGCGACGCCATGCGCGTCGTCGGCTCGAAAACCTATGTGCGCTGCTACGAACGCGCCTCGCTCGACGACGGCTTCCGGGCCGTCACGATCGATCTGGCGAAGGCGTGATGCGCCATGGCCCTAGCCCCTGAAACGTTCATCGTCATACCGGCCAACCAATACCGAAAGAGCGTCGGCGAGATCGTCACAATGCACGGAAATTTCGTTAATTATGGCAAGAACGCTGCCTATTTTTGCATTTACGATCGGCTTAATCAGACCCTTTTCGTCACCGTCCAGAAAATCTTTAAATGGCTCCAGCCTCTGAACCAATTGCGAGAGATCGCGATATGTAAAAGCGGTCTTTGGATCAAAGAGCTCGTCGGCTTTGGCATAGCTAATCCGGGCAAGAATTTCGTGGATCGTCCTATACAGATGGCGATACTCCGGTCGAAGTTGCGGCGGTTCGCCAGCCTGCATTCGATCGACATCCTCAAGCACCACCTTGCGTCCCTCACGAGCCCATCTGTGCAAATTGTCGGTGTTGGTCCACGCCGCACGCCGAATGCGAAGCCTGTCGGCTCGCAAAGTAAGCCGCACCAATTCGTCATGCCGCGAATGTTGTTCCCGATCGGTCGCTGTCATCTTGCCGATAGTAAGCAGCGCAGCGAAAACCGCGAGCATCCCCGCTATGAGTGTTTGCCATTCGCGAAGGCTAACGCCGGCCGCGATATCCGCAATTGCCAGACCGGCGAACAATCCGATCGCGACACACACGAAATTACTCGCTCCCTGAAGATATCGGTCCGCTTTCACTATGTCCCCCAATGCTGTGAGCTATCTTTTCGACAGAACGGGTCTGCAATCAATAGTGGCGCGTCATGAGCGCGCTCGCCGCCATCCACGTCGCTAAAAAGCAACTCGGCCTCGACGACGAAACCTATCGCGCAGTCCTCGTGCGCGCGACCGGCAAGGCGTCGGCCGGTGCGATGAACGAGGCCGAGCGCCGCAACGTCGTCGAGGAGCTGCGGCGCCAAGGCTTCAAACCCGCGAAAAAGGGCCTTGAAGGCCCGTTCGCCGGGAAGCTTCAGGCGCTCTGGATCGCCGCGTTCAATCTCGGCATCGTACGCGATCGGCGCGACGCCGCCATGCTCGCCTTCGTCAAGCGTCAGTCGGGCGTCGACCATACTCGCTTTCTTCAGGACGCCGCCGATGCGCGAAAAGCGATCGAGGCGCTGAAGGGCTGGATGACGCGTGAGGCCGGCGTCGACTGGAAGGTGCGGCAGACGTTTCCGGCCGTCCTGAACGACGAGCGCTTCCGTGTCGCCTGGGCGCAGTATCGCGTCATGGTTCCCAGCGCGACATTCGTCGGTAACATGCGCGGTTTCCTTCAACTGGCGGCGACCGTACTCGGCACGGGCGGGCCGGTCGATCTGGCAAAGCTCACGCCGGCCGAATGGCAGGCAATAATGAACGATCTCGGCGAGCGCATCCGGAAAGGCAAATCCGGATGAAGCCCGCGATCCACGTCACCGACCATGCAGTGCTGCGCTATCTGGAGCGCGCGCACGGTCTCGACGTGGAGGCGGTGCGCCGCCACCTTGCCGGCCGGGTCGAGAACGGCGCGCGCCTCGGCGCGGTCGGCGTGACGATCGAGAACGTCAAGCTCGTCATGCGCCGTAATGGAGCTGACGTTTCAGTCGTCACGGCGTTGAAGGGGACGTGGCCCTGCCGTCCTGGCGAGGACGGATCATGAGCGCGTGGCCTTTCGATCCGCTGCGGCCGTTGGCTTACGGCGCCATCATCGCCGATCCGCCCTGGCAATACGACATGCGCTCGGAGGAAGGCTACGAGAAGTCGCCCGAGGCGCATTACGAGACGATGCCCGAGGAAGAGATCGCGGCGCTGCCGGTCGGCGAGCTGGCGGGCGGCAGTTGCCTTTTGTGGCTCTGGTCGACGTGGCCGCATCTGCCGCAGGCGCTGCGGGTCATGGCAGCTTGGGGCTTCACGTATAAAACGGGCGGCTCCTGGACGAAGACGACGGCGACCGGCAAGCGCGCTTTCGGGACCGGCTACATCCTGCGCTCGACCACCGAACCGTTCCTGATCGGCACGATCGGCGAGCCCAGGATCAGGTCGAAGGCGGTTCGCAACCTGATCGAGAGCGAACGGCGCGAGCATAGCCGCAAGCCGCCCGAAGCCCGCGCGATGATGGAAAAACTCCTGCCGGACGTGTTTGCGGCAGAGCTGTTCGCCCGCGAGCCGTGGCCGGGAAATCATGTGTGGGGCAAGGAGCGCGCGAAGTTTTCAGCGGGCGAAGGCGCTCTCGACGACGACGTTGCGCATGGTGTCGCAATGGGCGTCACGCTCGGCACCGGCCGCGCCGGAAAGGCGAAGCATGGCCTCCTCGGTATAGGCGGTGACGCGGGCGTCGAAGCCCGGCTCGACCAATTCGCGCTGCCCGATCTCTTCGCGGAGCTTCAGGAAGGACAAAGGAACATCGTCACACCCCCATGCGGCGGCGACGACGGCACCGAAGCCGCGCGCGTCGTCGGCGACCGCTGGAGCGGTTGCGGCGATCAGGGCGGCGATGACGATCACGGTGCGCATGACCGCGAATATAGTGGGGCGGGGCTTTGATGGAAATGGCTAAGCGCGCCGCCCCATCGTTCCCGCCGCCGCTTCTCATCTGGCGGGAGCGTTCGGAGATCGATCGGCTGGCCGAGGAGCGCAACGCACTCGCCGAGCGGATCGGCAAGCTGCGCCCGCGCGCCCACTATCGCGTCATTCTGGAAGCGCGCCTGCGCGACATGACGGCCCGGCAGATTCGGCTTGAAGCAGCGATGAAGGGGGAGCGATGAGCGATCTCCGCCTCTCGGACATCCTTCTCGAAATGCTCGGACCTCAAGACTTCGTGCGTCTTGCCGAATATCGCGGCGGCACACGGCTCTACGTTCCGGCCGGCGAAGGCGCGACGCTGGCCAAGGCGATCGGCACCGAGGCGACGCGCGCACTCGTCGATCGCTTCGCCGGGAGCTACATCCGTGTCCCACTTGCGCGGGAGCTACGGGCTAGGCAGTATCGCGCGGCCGGTGCTTCGAACGCGGAAATAGCGCGCCGCCTCGGCATGAGCGAAAGCGGCGTCGATCGCCTCTTCAACGCCATGCCGAACAAGCCGGCCAAGGGGAGCTACGATCCCCGGCAAGGCGATCTCTTCGCATCCAACTGATCTGACCGGCTGTCATGCCCGCGCCTGCGGGCATGGTCTGCCCATACCCGCCCGACCATTCTGCATTGGACGGCCGACGCTCCCCGACTGATTTGCGGGCGAAGCGTCGGCCGAACGATTAGGCGGAGACCGGGGCGATGTTCGATCAGGAAACGATTGCGGCCGTGAAGACGACGGCAGCACGCATGGGCGTCGAGGAAGCGGCGCTGCTGGCTGTGCTGGAAGTCGAAAGCGCCGGCCGCGTCTATGCGGTCGTCAACGGCCGAAACGAGCCACTGATCCGCTTCGAAGGTCATTATTTCGACCGCCGATTGACCGGGCCGGCGCGCGACCAGGCTCGCAGCCTCGGCCTCGCCAATCCGCGTGCCGGCGCGGTGAAGAACCCGGCCGGCCAGGAACCGCGCTGGCGAACGCTAAACCGGGCAATCGAGATCGATGCGGTCGCAGCACTGGAATCGACATCGTTCGGCGTCGGTCAGGTAATGGGCGCGCATTGGGCTTGGCTCGGCTATGCCAGCGTCGGCGACCTTGTGAACACGGCCCGTTCCGGCGTTGCCGGCCAGATCGAGCTGATGGCCCGCTACATCGACAAGGCTGGCCTCGTCGGAGCGCTGAAGCGGCTCGACTGGAGCGCCTTCGCACGCGGATACAACGGCCCCGGCTTCGCGGCCAACGGCTACCACACGAAGATCGCCGCCGCCTATCGGCGCCGCGCCGGCACCTCGGCGGCGCCGGCATCGGACGGAATGCTCCGCCTCGGATCGAAAGGCGCGCGGGTTCGCGAGCTTCAGGCGCTCCTGGTGCGCGCGGGGCAGTCTCTTGTCGTTGACGGCGATTTCGGCCCGGCGACCGCTTCGGCCGTGCGCGCCTTTCAGTCAGCCATGAACCTCTCGGTCGACGGCGTTGCCGGCCCGCAGACGCTGCGCGCGCTCGATCGCTACCGGCAGGGCGTCGATGATCGGCCGGGCGACCAGGCCGTCACCGAAGTCAAGGAAGTGCGTGACGGCCTCGCCGGTGGCATCGGCGGCGGCGTCGCCATCGAGGTCGCCCGCCGCGCCATCGAGGACGCGACCACGCAGGTGGGCGGCATAGCCGGCCTCGAATACGTCTCGGCCGGCTTGGCGGTCGCGGCGGCAGCGCTGGCGGTTGGCGGCGCGATTTGGGCCGGCGTCGGCTTGTGGCGGCGGCGGCGCACGGTCGAGGTGCCCGCATGATCGATCTGCCGACGAAGTCGATCGCGCTGACCATGGCTGCGGTCGCCATCGCTTACACCAGCACGATCGCCGGTGGCGCATATCTGAAGGGCCGCGCGGATGGCCGCGCTGCCGTGGTCGAACGGCTCCAGTCCGATCGCATCGCCATCCTCCTCGACGGAAAGGAAATCGACAGTGAAGTGCGCCTGGCTGACGATGATGCTCTTTGCCGGTTGCTTGGCGGTTGCCGGCTGCCAGAGCCGACCGGCGGTAACTGAACCATGCGACATCCTTGTTCGGATGGACCCGCTCCCGACAACCAATCGCTACCTGGTCGACCACGACCGCGCCTTCGCCCAGGCGGTCGCCCAGCATCGCGGCCGCTACCAGCGCTGGGATTGCCCCGCATGAACGAGACGTGGCGCATCTGCCTTACGGCGGTCGCGGCGACGGCCGCTTTGGGTTTCCTCATGTGGCTGGCGCTGCCGCATTCGGCCGGGGCGTTGTGATGAAGATCGGAAACGCCGCGATCGAACTGGCCGAGTACCGCGTCGAGCAGGAGACGGAGGCGGCGATCGCACGCGCCCGTGCCGCCCTGGTCGGATCGTCCGGCCGGATGGTGTGCGATTGCGGCGAGCCCATATCGGAGGCCCGGCGCCGTGCCGTGCCGAACACGGACAAGTGCGTCGACTGCGCAACCTTCACTGAAAATCAGCGCCGGAGACGTGCATGATAACGCCTGAAATCCTGACCTATGTCGTCTTCGCCAATGCGGCGATCACGCTCGGCACGGCGGTCTACTCCTTCATGACGTCGCCGGCCTCGAAGGCGATGGCGGCAGTTGAGAAACTGGCGAAGACGATCGAAACGGAACGGAGCGACCAGAAGCTTGCCAATGAGGCCGTGGTCGCCCGGCTCCAGCTCGTCGAGAGCCGCGTCCAGCGCGTCGAGGCGACGATCGAGCATCTGCCCGACCGGGACTCGGCGCACCGCCTGGAACTGGCCGTCGAAAAGCTCAACGGCAGGATCGAGACGCTGGACGAGCGGCTGAAACCCGTCGCCGCCATCGCAGATCGAATGCAGGAAATCCTCCTCGAACAGGCGAAGCGATGACGACGATGGACACCCTGATCCGCGAACAGGCGCGGCTGATCATCTTGAAGGCGCTCGCCGCGCAGGTCGACGAATGCCTGAACTCCGATCTCCTCATCCACGAACTGCGGCCGTTCGGCATCCGGAAGGACCGCGCATGGGTGCATGGCGAACTGGCCTATCTGCGCGAAATGGGCGCGGTGACGATCACGGACGCGGGCACCGTGCAGGTCGCCTGCCTGACCGATCTCGGCCACCGGCACCTCGATCGCGAGATCGCCGTCGAGGGCGTCCAGCGGCCGTCGCGGACCCGAGGCTGACATGGCGAAGCGCCCAAGCGCCAAGAATGGCCGGGGCCGGCTATCCGGTATAGAGCTGCTGCCGCCCGAATGCGATCAGATCATCGCCGAGGCGGCTTCCGCTCTTCAGGATCGCGAGCGGACACAGCTCGATATCTACGAGGAGTTCTTCAACAAGCTGAATGCGTTGAAGCGCGAGCATCGCGGCGAACTCGATTTCCCGATCCCAAGCTTTTCGGCGTTCAACCGCTATTCCATCAGGCTCGCCACCCTGACGCGCCGGATGGAGGACACGCGGGCGATCGCCGCGACGATATCGGAGCGATTCGACGCGCAGGCTTCCGACGATCTGACGCTGATTGCGGCCGAGGCCATCAAGACGCTTGTCTTCGAAATCCTGACGGATGCCGGTGAGAGCGGTGTCGATCCCAAGGGCGCGATGTCGCTGGCGAATGCGCTCCATAAGGCGACGCAGGCGCAAAGCGTCTCGACGGCGCGGCGCGAGAAGGTGGAAGCGGCATTCGCAAAGGATGTCGACAAGGCCGTCGAGACCGTGGCGAAGGTGAAGGGCCTGACGGCCGAGACGGCCGAGGCCATCAAGGCGCAAATCCTCGGGGTGCGTGGCTGATGCCGAAACTCGAACCCCTGCTGCCTTACGATCCATTTTCGGCGCGTGCGTTCCGGCCGACCGCCACGGAAAGGCGCGATGCGGAACGGAAAATTGCCGAGCGTGCAAAGGCGCGCGCGGAGAAGCGCCGTGCCGAGAAAGCGGCCGCGCGATGACCGGCCCGATCTCCAAGGAGGAATGGGAGAAGCTTCGCCGCGAAAGTCAGGCGAACCTCGACCATGTCATTGCAGCGGTCGGCCTGCCGGACGTGCTGCTTTCCTATCAAAGCCGCACGGTGGCCAAACTGGAGGCCGGAACCGCCGTCCTCGTCATCGAGAAGTCGCGCCGTATCGGTCTGACATGGGGCCTTGCCTCCTATGCGGTGCTGCGCGCAGCGCGTGCGAAATCGGCGGGCGGAATGGACGCCATGTACATTTCCTATAGCCAGGAAATGACCCGCGAATTCATCGACGCCTGCGCCATGTGGACCCGCGCCTTCGACATGGCGGCGCTCGCGTCCGAGGAGTTCCTGTTCGACGACAGCGATCCGGCGACGCCGGGCGAGACGCGCCATATTCAGGCGTTCCGCATCAAGTTCGCGTCCGGCTTCGAAATCCTCGCCCTGTCCTCGGCACCGCGAACTCTGCGCGGCAAGCAGGGCCTCGTCATCATCGACGAGGCCGCATTCGTCGACAATCTGAAGGAGCTTCTGAAAGCCGCGCTCGCCTTCCTCATGTGGGGCGGCCAGGTCGTCGTCTGTTCGACCCATAACGGCGCTGAAAACGAGTTCAACGTGCAGGTCCAGGACATCCTGGGCGGGCGCTCGAAATTCGAGCATATGCGGATCGATTTCGACGAAGCGCTGCTGGAGGGACTTTATCAGCGCATCTGCCTCGTGACCGGAAAGGAATGGTCACCGGAGGCGGAGGCGACATGGCGACAGGGCATCATCGACTTCTATGGCGATGGCGCCGACGAGGAGCTTTTCTGCGTTCCGACTATGGGATCGGGCGCCTGGCTGTCTGCGCCGCTGATCGAAGCCCGCATGACGGCCGATGCGCCGATCCTGCGCCTTGACCTTCCCGACGACTTCCTCCATCGCCCGCCGGCCGAGCGCGCGCGGCTGATGACGCCCTTCATGGAGGAGCTGGAGGAAGCGATCGACGGGCTGGACCCCGCCAACCTGCACGCATTCGGCTTCGACTTCGCGCGCGTCGCCGATCTGACGGTCGGCAAGCTGCTGGCGATCGACAAGCTTCTGAAGCGCCGGTCGGCGCTGACGTTCGAATTGCGGCGCGTGCCGGGCGACGAACAGAAGCAGATCACGAAAAAGGTGCTGAAGGGGTCGCCCCGCCTCGTCGGCGCCGCGTTCGACGCCACCGGCATGGGCTGGACCGTTGCCGAGGACATGGGCCGCGAGTTCGGCCTTTGGCACGCCGAGCGCAACCCGGCCGGCCTCGTCCGCGCGATCAACCTGTCCGAGGCTTGGTATCGGACGGAAATGCCGCCGCTCAAAACCCGGTTTGAAGACGGCGATATCGCCCTCGCGCCGGATGCCGAGCACCTTGCCGATCTGCGCCTGGTCAAGATCATTCGCGGCACGCCGCGCGTGCCGGATGTGCGCACCGGCGAGCAAGGCAAGAGACGGCACGGCGATTTCGCGATCGCGCTGGCGCTGGCCGAATATGCGTCCCGGCAACAATGGCACGAGTTCGGCTATCTCGCCGTCGCGCCGGCCGGCGCTGCCGGTTCCGATCGGCGCGACTTCGACCAGGCGCCCGGCGATTACGACTTTTCAGAGCGCGATCCTTACCGCTCGCCCATGGGCGCCGGCATTCGCGGAGGAACATGGTGATGGCAGTGAAACCGCAAATCCTCGACCGCTGGGGCAAGCCGATCGAGCGGACGGTGCTGAAGGAGGAAATCTCGGCTGCGTCCGTCACCGGCGTGCGGTCGCCTATCTCGGGCTATCCCGGCGACGGTCTCAATCCGGCGCGGCTCGCCTCCATCCTGCGCGAGGCCGACGCCGGCGACCCGGTGCGCTACCTCGAATTGGCGGAAACGATCGAAGAGCGCGACCTTCATTATCTCGGCGTCATCGGCACGCGGAAGCGATCGGTCGCGCAGATCGACGTGTCGGTGGAGGCGGCGAGCGACGGTGCTCGCGATGTCGAAATGGCCGACATGGTGCGCGACTGGCTATTGCGTGACGAGCTGGCGGACGAACTGTTCGATATCCTCGACGCGGTCGGCAAGGGCTACTCGTTCACGGAGATCGTTTGGGACACGTCGGAAGGCCAGTGGCAACCGGGCCGGCTCGAATGGCGCGATCCGCGCTGGTTCCGGCCTGCGCGCCACGATCTGACGACGCCATTGATGCTCGGCGAAAAGGGCGACGAGCTGCCGTTGCCAGGCGGCAAGTTCATCACGGCCGTCATGAAGGCCAAGTCCGGACTGCCGCTGCGCTCCGGCATCGCCCGCGCCGCGACATGGGCGTGGATGTTCAAAGCCTTTTCGAACCGCGATTGGGCGATCTTCACGCAGACTTACGGCCAGCCGATCCGCGTCGGAAAATACGGCCCCGGCGCCACCGAGGCCGACCGGAACACGCTCTATCGCGCCGTCGCGAACATCGCCGGCGACTGCGCTGCGATCATGCCCGAAGGCATGAACATCGAATTCATCGAATCGTCTTCGGTCGGCGCGTCGTCGGACCTCTACGAACGGCGTGTCGACTGGCTCGACCGTCAGGTTTCGAAAGCCGTCCTCGGCCAGACGACGACGACGGATGCGATTTCCGGTGGGCACGCGGTCAGCCAGGAGCATCGGCAGGTGCAGGCCGACATCGAGCGTGCTGACGCAAAGGCGTTGTCGGCGATCCTCAACCGCGACCTGATCCGCATTTGGGTCGATCTGGAGCACGGCCCGCAGAAGCGATATCCGCGTCTTCGCATCGCCCGGCCGGACGAAGAGGACTTGCAGCAGCTTTCCTCCTCGCTCGCGCAGCTCGTGCCGCTCGGGCTGCGCGTCCAGGCGAGCGAGATCCGCGACAAGTTCGGCCTGTCCGATCCGGAGGCCGGTGCCGAGGTGCTTGGCGCACCGCGTCCGGACGCCGGCCGAGCCGCGCTGCCGGCCGTCACGACGCTGCCCGGCGACCTGCGACCGTCGCTTCACCAGGAGCAAAAGACGGCCGGCCGGATGGCTGACGAGTTGATCGCCGACGCGGCCATGGCGCTTGCCGGGCCGGCCGTGGGCGACATGGTCGATAGGGTCCGCTCGATCGTCGCCGGTGCCGGCAGTCTGGAGGAGGCCGTCGCCGCGATCGAGCGCACGGCGCTCGCCAGGCAAGCGCCGGCCGACCTGACGGCCGCCATGCGCCAGGCGCTCATGCTGGCATGGCTGACCGGGGAAGCGGCCGAGCTGGACAGGGACACCACCCTTGACGCCTGAAGCCGTCAACGTCCGCTTCGAAGAGTCGATCGAGTTTCTGCGTCGGCGTCTCGAATTGCCGGCCGACCGCTGGGGCGAGCTTGTCCAGCGCATTGACAAGGCCGCGCGCGACCGCTCGGCCGGCATGTCGGACGGGCTGATGACCGACATCCTGCGGACGATGCTCGCGGCGATCGAGGACGGGACCGGCTTCGACGGCTTCATGTCCGGCTGGTCCGATGCGACCCGCCGCCACGGCTGGACGGCCGGCGACGATTTCGAGGACGCCTATCGTGCCCGTCTGACCTTCCGCTTGATGACGGCGCAGGCATATGCGGCCGGGCGATGGCAGCAAATCCAGCGCCTGAAGCGCGTGCGACCGTTCCTGCGCTACGTCCACGTCGACCCGTCCCTGACGCAAACCGGGTCGCGTCATGAGCACGCCGAATGGCACGGCATCATCCTGCCCGTCGATCATGTGTGGTGGGAAACGCACTATCCGCCGAACGGCTTCAACTGCCGCTGCTACGTCCAATCGCTCTCCCAGCGCGATCTGAACCGCTACGGCTGGCAGGTTTCAGAGGAGGCCCCGCCATCGGCCACGATCATCAAGTTCGTGCGCGGCGTGCCGATCGAGACGCCGATCGGCATCGACCCCGGCTTCGCCTTCAATGTCGGGATGGTCGGTCTCGACCTTGCGGCGTATATCAGTGGCCGCGCAAAGTTCCGATGACGAACGGGCCGACGATGATGAAGGCGATCACGGCAAGGATCAGAAGGCCACGAGCGCGAAGAAACAGCCGTTCCCAGCGCGGCAGAGACGCAATGTAGCGTCGCCACTCTTCTCGCTCATCCCTGTCTCGCGCTGCGTCCGCTCGCCATCCCATGGCGTCCACACTAATCCATCTTTGCCAAAAGCGCACATTTGCCCCGAGACGGCCCGCGAAGGTCGCAGGGTGTGGCAGAGGACGAAAGATAACCGCGAGGCGCTCCAGCCCCGTTCAAAACCCCTTTAACGCGGCACCAAATATTCAGAATTAGGTGGGTATCCAGCTTGAGGATGGCTTGCTCGGATAAGTGGACGTCTGTTTAGGTAGGTTGCAGGACGGGTCGGAGGGAAACTACGCTCAATCCTTTTCCTGCGTCGACAACGAGCTTCAGCACCAAGTGCTTGAACTTTTTCTTCGCGTCGTCGGCCGTGAAAACGATCTTCAGGTTGACACGATCGAAGTCGATGCCAACTGCGGATTTGTGGCCGGTGGACTGGAGAAATCGGACTGGCGGGTTGAACTCCAAGCCGGGTTTCAGAAGTTCTTCCTTCTCAGCTTTGGTCCAATCGAGCGCGATGGCCTCAAGATAGAGCTGGTACTCAAGAATCAGGTCTCGTATCTGGCCGGGCTTTCGGTCGAACGCGGAAGCGAGTTGAGCAATGCTCCTCCCGCCCATCCACTCGTCAAACACCGCTTTTCGGCTCCCGAGAAAACCCCATTTTGACTTATCACCTAAGCCGAAATGCGCGCTTGCCATAATCGGCAACAAGGCATCCCTGGTAGGCGCAATCGTGCAGTCGACCGCCAAGAGTTCAGCTTTCATCGGTTCAGGAATATGGGGTACTGCCGAGGCATAGTCTGCCGGTGGCGCAACTTGTCCGGTGAGGAGTTTGTACGCTGCAATACGCGTGTTGCCCTCGACCACCGTGTAGGACTTACCATCCTTGACGACGTACGGCCGCTCCGCACCTCGGTTGTGGCCCTCGGCGGCAATTTTTTTCATGAATCCGCCGAGGTCTTCGTACTCGAAAAAGTACTTCAGGATCGCGTCTTCAGTTTTGAGCTTCTCTTGGGTGACAATGCGAGGATTCCGGTCGTCCAACATCATCGTACAAAGAGGTTTTTGCTGACTACGCCGACAAGGCAGGTACAAATTCGAATGCGGCGGCAGCTTCTGGCACAGCAACTGGCGGTACATCGTCTACCTCGACCGGTACCGGTTCGCAGTCGGGCTCAGGTGGTGGAACACAAAAAGGAACGACGGGAACGAAGTTGCCCAAGGGGGCTCTGTTTGGATACGACCCGAGTACGAATAGCGCCATCCATTTGCAGTTGATGAAAGAGGCTAAGTCTCTCAACAGCGAAAAATTCCCGGCGGCGGGAACGGCGCTCTTGAGGTGCATCGTTGAAACCCTCTTGAAGTCGATCATCCACGATCAGGGCGCCAACGGCGCAAACACTTTGCTGAGTTTGGAAAAGGCGCTCGATATCTGTTTGAGCAACCAGGTGCAGCTTAACGCCGACGACAAAAAAATTCTCAAGGAGTTCAAAAAGAGTCATCTCGACTACGTGAATTTGGGCACACATGGCACGATGATCCCCAACGCTCTGCGCTTGATGGCCGCTCGCGATTGCATCGACCAGTTCGTCATGAGGAACATCTGATGATCGTGTCGTCTCCACTGCGGTACCCGGGGGGCAAAGCGAAGCTTTACGACTATTTTTGCGCCTTGATCAGCCACAATGGCCTATTCGACCAGACCTACTGCGAACCGTACGCGGGTGGAGCCGGGTTGGCCCTAAGGCTTCTCTCTTCGGGCTTCGTACGTCGGATAGCCCTCAACGATATCGACCCATCGATCTTCTCGTTTTGGCGAGCCGCACTCAACAGATCGGAGGAGTTCTGCAATCTTGTCGAGGAGACTCCAGTTACGATTGAAGAGTGGCATCGCCAGAAAGCGATCTGGCAGGCTCAAGACGCCTCTGACGAACTATCGCTGGGATTTGCGACCTTCTTTCTCAACCGAACCAATCGATCCGGCATAATCGAGGGAGCCGGTCCTATCGGCGGATATGGTCAAGGAGGGGCGTGGCGGCTCGATGTCCGGTTCAACAAGAAACAACTGATATCGCAGCTACGAGCTATCGCATCTTTCAGACGGCAGATTTCGATCAACAATCTCGACGCTATGGAGTTCGCCACATCACGCTTCGCGGAGCCTGATACGTTCAGCTATTTCGATCCGCCGTACTATGTGAAGGGCAGCAAGCTTTACCGGAATTTCTACGTGCACGAGGATCACTGCGAGATCCGTGATCTGCTGCTTTCAAATCGCAATGCCCGTTGGGTAGTCTCGTACGACGACGTTCCGGAAATTCGGGACATCTATGCTGCGATCGCCCCAGTTACATACGCATTGAATTACACGGCCGGCACCAAGACGACCGGCAATGAGGTGATCTATTTCAGCGACGCCGTTGCCGCGCCAAGCTTTGCCGGGTTTGTCCGTCAAGCTGCCTAGGTTTTGAACCGCTCGCTGCTCCTTGACCGCTCTCATGCGGCGTGACAGCTTTCGTTTCGGCGACGCCAGACGGTTGTCTCTTCACCGATTGATACCAGCGCGCCTCTTCCCTCCTTTATGATGACATGCCCGCGCGCACGGGCATGGTTAGTCATGATGCGACCGGCCAATCTGCCGGCATGTTTCAGGACAACCCGCACCACGTTTCGCTGCACGCCGCGACCCCTTCGGGGGCCGTCGCTCTTTGTGCGAGCGTCAATCTGCCGACCGACGATGCGGACGCTCCCGAATGGGTCCACCTTCTGCCGGCCGGGGAAATCCGAACCGGCGACGGACGCGGTCCCTATCGCATTGGCGATGCCGCCGCGCTGATCGTCGCCAGCCGCGAATTCGGTGGCGACCGCCTGCCGATCGACGAGAACCACGCGACCGATCTTGCCGCCCCGCGGGGCGATCCCGCGCCGGCGCGTGGCTGGATCGTAGAGCTTCAGCACCGGCAGGACGGCATTTGGGGCCGGGTCGAATGGACCGCCCACGGAAAGCGCCTCGTGACCGGCCGGGCGTATCGGGGCCTTTCGCCCGTCATCCAGCATCAGAAAACCGGCGAAGTGACCGCGATCCTGCGTGCCTCGCTGGTCAACCGACCCAATCTGCGCGGCCTGACCGCGCTCCACCAGGAGACGAACATGAACCTGCTTGAAAAGCTTTTGAAGGCGCTTGGCCTACCGGCAGAAACCACCGAGGACCAGCTCGTCGACAAGGTGGCGAAGATCGCCGGCGATCGAGACGATGACACTGCGATGCATTCGGCCATGTCGTCGATCGCCAAGGCGGTCGGCCTTGCCGAGGACGCCGACGCACCCGCCATCGTCCTCGGCGTCCAGTCGCTGAAGAAGGCGACCGGCTCGGATGATGCGGTGACCGCACTTCAGGCCGAACTGGCAAGCGTCACGACCAAGCTCAACACCCTCACGGACGCGACCAAGAAGACGGCGGCGGAGAATTTCGTCGACGGCGCGGTCAAGCTCGGCCGGGTGGGCGTGAAGCCGCTCCGCGACCGCTACGTGACCATGCACATGGCGGACCCGGCCGGCACCGAAGAGCTGGTCAACGCCATGCCGGTGCTCGGCGCCGGTGGCTCGATCGTTCCGCCGACGCCGCCGGCGCGCGAAGGCGAAATCGCTCTCCAGTCCGAACAGCTCGCCGTCGCCAAGATGCTCGGCATCGACCCGAAGGACTACGCCGAAACGCTCAAGCAGGAGCGCGTCGAAGCGCTTTAGCACCCCTCAAACGCACCATCAGCGACAATCACCGAAGGAACGATCCCGATGCTTACCTCTGACCGCAACACGCCGCAGGCGCTCGGCGATATCCGCTCCGGTGGTGTCGCCGCAGCGACCACGGTCTTCGCCGGCTCGATCGCCATGCGCAACGCCGCTGGCTTCCTCACCAAGGGCGCGACTGCGGCCGGCCTGGTCGGTGTCGGCCGGGCAGAGGAGCGCGTGGCGAACGCAGGCGCGGACGGCGCGGCCGAGCTGAAGTATCGCGCCGGCATCTTCCGTTTCGCCAACGCTGCGGCCGGCGATGCCGTCACGACTGCCGATATCGGCGAGCCCGTGTTCGCCGTCGACGACGAGACCGTGGCCGCGACGGATGGCGGCGGAACGCGCTCGATCGCCGGGTTCGTCGATCACCTCGACGACCAGGGCGTGTGGGTCCGCTTCGACGAGGTGGCGGCGCGAACGTATCTGGCCGCGACAGCGGCGTAGCGGCCAGCCTTCAACCTTTCCCGCAATCAGGACGTACCGACCATGATCATCAACTCCACAAATCTCGACGCCATCAGGGTCGGTTTCTCGACCGCTTACCGGCGCGGCCTCGGCCAGGCCGAAACCAACTACACGCGCATCGCCACCACCGTTCCTTCGACGGCGAAGGAGAACAAGTATGGCTGGCTCGGCAAGCTTCCCAACATGCGCGAGTGGGTCGGACCCCGCGCCGTCCATGGCTTGGCCGAGCATGACTATGCGATCAAGAACAAGAGCTACGAGCTGACGATCGCCGTCGACCGCGATGACATCAGGGATGACAATCTCGGCGTCTACGAGCCCATGTTCGTCGAAATGGGCGAGTCCGTCGCCGCGCATCCGGACCTTCTGGTGTGGGACTTGCTGAAGAACGGCTGGTCGAACCCCTGCTACGACGGCCAGAACTTCTTCGATGAGGATCATCCGGTCGTCGCAGCGGACGGAAGCGTCGTCTCCGTCGCCAACACGGATGGCGGCGCCGGCGCGGAGTGGTTCCTTCTGGCGACCAAGCGCGCCCTGAAGCCGATCATCTACCAGGAGCGCGAGAAAGCGCAGTTCGTGGCGAAGGACAGCCCGACCGATTCCAACGTCTTCAACAACAAGGAATTCGTCTACGGCTCGGACGGCCGCTGGAATGTCGGTTTCGGCTTCTGGCAGATGGCCTGGGGTTCGCGCCAGCCGCTCAACGTCGAGAACTACGAGAAGGCCCGCACCGCCATCATGGAAATGAAGGGCGATCACGGCCGGCCGCTCGGCCTGAAGCCCGACCTCCTCGTGGTGCCGCCCTCGCTCGCCGGGGCCGGCCGACGCATCCTCCAGTCCGTCCTGGTGAACGGCGGCGAGAGCAACCCCTGGGCCAACACGGCCGAGCTGTTCGAAGTTCCCTGGCTCGCCTGATCTGATTTCGCCGGCCCCTGCCAACTTTGGGGCCGGCGATCTCGATCCGGTCGCGTCTCCTCCTCCCGACGTGACCGGCCGTCCGCCGCCCCTCGACGCCTTCCGGGGGCGGCGGACTTCGCAAACGAAACCAGACAAGGACGCGCCCGATGGACGATCTCACCCAAATCACCGGCATCGGAAAGGCGACGGCCGATCGGCTGGTCGCTGCCGGCATCACGACTTTCCAGCAGCTCGCCCACGATGCGGTAGCTGGCGAAAACGGCGTGAAGGCCGAATGGATCGCCGCCGCCGCCGCGAGTCTCCCCCAACGGCCCGAGGCTCGCCCGGATGCGTCCGGCGCGCCTAAAGGGACGGGCTCGCCGTCCGCCTCGGCCGACCCTGCCGGCGACGCACCGGAAGGGACCAATTTCACCGATACCCCCCCGAGCGATGACGCGGGCGGGGCTGGCGATCCGGCCAGCCCCGCAGGCGGCGACAACGATGACCCGTTCATCGAAGAGGCTCTGGAAAAGCTGGCGCTGGAAGTGTTCCGGCAGTCCTGCCCGAAGCTCGCCGCAGCCGTCCAGGCATGGCGGGACGCGAACCCGGAAACCGAAGATTTGCCGCTTGTCCGGATCGCATCGAGGCGCGACGGCTTTCGCGGGTGCAACGTCGCGCATTCGAAGGCGGCGACCGATCATCCGTTCACCCGGTTCGACCCGGCCGAGCTTGAAAGGCTTCTTGCCGAACCCATCCTGACCGTCGAGCTGGTGTAGCCAACCATGAGCTACTGCACTCTTCAGGAATTGGTCGACCGATACTCACTGCGGATGCTCGTCGAGGTCTCCGACCGTGGCGACGCGGCGACGGACGAAGTCGACCAGGCGCTTGTCGATCGCGCGATCGCGGATGCGGACGCGCTGATCGACGGCTACCTGAAGGTGCGTTACGCCCTGCCGCTTGGCTCCGTCCCGCGCCTTGTCAAAGACCTGTCTCTCCGGATCGCGATCTACTACGCGCACGCCCATGTCGCGGCCGAGAAGATCAAGCGCGACTATGAAGAGGCGCTGACGACGCTGAAGCACATTTCGCAAGGCCTAATCCGTCTCGACATCGAGGGCGCGGAGCCGGCAGCGTCGGGAGCCTCCGAAGTCCGCACCAATCAGCCCGAACGGCCGATGACCGCCGCGACGATGAAGGGCTACATCTGATGACCGGCGCGCGCATGGAGATTTCCGGCCGCGAAGAGACGCTGGCCTTCCTCGGCGCAACGATCGAGAAGACGGACGATCAGCGCGGGCTTTTCGACGCGATCGGCATGGCGCTTGTCGTCTCGACCCAGCAGCGCTTCGAGGACGAGACCGATCCGCAGGGCAATCCTTGGCCCGATTCCCTTCGCAAGACCCTGCTCGGCGGGCGGACGCTGACCGACACGGCCGCGCTCGTCCAGTCGATCACGCACGCGCCCACGGACAACTCCGTGGCGATCGGCACGAACCTGATCTATGCGGCGATCCACCAGACGGGTGGCACGATCAAGGCGAAGACGGCCAAGGGCCTGCGCTTTCGCGGGCCGGGCAATGGCGGCTGGGTCCAGAAATCCGAGGTGACGATCCCGCAGCGCGCCTTCCTCGGAGTCGACGACGAGGACGAAAACGAGATCAGGGCTCTTTGCGCGGACTGGCTCGGCGCGGTCGACGAGAACGGCGGAGGCGCGAATGCTGGTCGCTGATCTCGTCGCGCGCATCGCCGGCGCCGTGCCGCAGCTCACCCGCCGCGTCGAAACCGCCGCCGAGCTTTCCGAGCTGGTCCGCCGCAAGGCGCTGCCACAGGCATCGCCCTACGCTTTCGTGCTGCCGGCCGGGCTGCATTCGCGCAGCCATGGCGAAGCCGGCGCCGGCTACTTCGTCCAGAACGTCGACGAGACCTTCGCCGTCGTGCTCTGCGTCCGCGTATCCGGAGACGTTACCGGCAGCAGGGCCGTGCCCGCGATCGACGCTTTGGTATGGGCCGTGATCGAGGCCGTGTGCGGCTGGGGACCGGCCGATGCGGTCGGCGTCTTTCATCTGCGCCGTGGCCAGCTCCTGTCGGCCGAGGCCGGCGCAATCATCTACCAGCTCGATTTCGGGCTCCAGTCACAAGTGAGGATCGTCGGATGACCGACAAACCGAAACTGCCGGTTTCGGGCGGGAGCTGGACGCGCCGGCCGGACGGCTCGCTTGAACCCGCCACCAAGATTTCGACGCCGCCGACGCCAGCGACCCCGTCTGGCCCGCTGGCTTCAACGGCCCGCAAAGGCCCGAAGAAGGAGACCTGAAATGCCGATCAAGTGGCGCTCGAAAATCCTCCTCGCGAAGATCGAGACCAACTATGCCGAGGACGCCGCCCCGACCGGCGCGGACAATGCGATTCTCGCGACGAACATCGTGCTCACGCCGATGGAAGGGCAGGACGTTTCCCGCGAGCTGGAATTGCCCTGGCTGGCCGCGCAGGCGACCATCCCGGCCGGCCTGCACACGCGGCTTCAGTTCCGCGTCGAGCTGGTCCCGTCCGGAACGCCCGGCACGGCTCCCGCCTGGGGACCGCTCGCGCGCGCGCTCGGCCTTGCGGAGACGATCACGGAAGACGTTTCGGTCGCCTACAACCCGGTGACCGACGGCCACGAAAGCGTCACCTTCCATTTCTGGATCGGCGCGACCCGGTTCATCGCGCGCGGCGCGCGCGGCAATGCCATCCTGCGGTTCACCGCCCAGGGCATTCCCTATCTCGAATGCGATTTCCGGGGCCTCTTCGCCCTGCCGTCCGAACAGGCGCGGCCAACGCCGACGCTCTCGGGCTTCCTGAAGCCGGACCTCGTCACCTCGGCCCGAACGCCGAAATTCGAGGTCGACGAGCTGCCCTTCGTCATGCGCTCCTTCATGCTCGATCTCGGCAACCGGGTCGAGACGCGCTTCCTCGTCGGGTCGGAGTCCGTGCTGATCACCGACAAGGCCGAAAGCGCGTCCGCGCAGGTCGAGGCCGTGCCGCTGACCACCTTCGACCCGTACCGCCGATCCTACGACCAGGACGTGGTCCCGATCGAGATCGTCCACGGCACGCAGGCCGGCAAGATCGCCACCCTGTCGATCGCCGGCGCGCAGCTCCAGCGGCAAGCCGGGCTGGAGAACGCGCAGGACATCGCCGAATGGCCGCTCCGCTTCGTGCCGCTCCCGACTGCCGGCAACGATCAGTGGACCCTGACGCTCACTTAAGGAGGCAACATGTACAGACTGGACCCAAGCCCGCATTTCTGGACGACCGTCAAGGTCCGCGCGCCCGGCGAGAATGCGAAGACGGAGACGTTCCGCGCCAAGTTCCGCGCCCTGCCGATCGACGACTTCAACCGCCACGATCTGTCCGGCGAGGAAGGCACGCGCGGCTTCCTGGTGGCGGCGCTCGTCGACATCGACGAGATCGAGGCTCCGGACGGCTCGCTCTATCGCTTCAATGACGAGTTCGCGTCCTCGCTGATCAACATCGCCCATGTCCGCGCCGGCCTCGTCGCTGCCTATCTGGCCGCGTTTCGGGATGCGCTCTCGGGAAACTGACAGCCGCCGCGCAGGCATGGGCGGCTGGCACGCTGATCGAGACGGCCGGCGCGGCGGCTCCTGAAGAAGAAGAGGCGATCGCGGATGCGAGGCGGTGGGGAATGGCGGAGGCGGACATCGAGAAGCTGAAGGCCGTCCTTCTCGCCGGCACTGCATCCGGTTCGTTCAACGGCGTCTGGCCGGCCAATCGTTCGGCCGTCGACGCCTTTCTAGCGGTCGCCTCGCAATGGCGCACCGCAATGACCGTCGAAGAGGGGCGACTGAAAACGATGTGGATCGGTCTCGACTATGCCGGCGCTGCCGTCGCCTGGACCGCTCGTGGCATCGAACTGACGGCCGAGCTGCTTGCCAGCATCCAGATCATCGAAATGTCGGCGCGCAAGGCGTTGAACGGCGGTGACCGATGACCATGCGTCTTTCCCTTCTGATCGAGGGCGACGGCTCCGGCGCGAAGCGCGCGCTCGAGGAGACGACGACGGCCGTTGAAACCCTCGGCACGAAGTCGGAAGAAACCGCCCGCAAACTAGAAGGGGTCGGCAAGGGCGTCCAGTGGGAGAGCGCCGAAGAGCATTCCAAGCGGATGGAGGAATGGGGCGTCCGGTCGCGCCACACGCGCGAGGAGCTGCGCGGCATCGGCGAAGACAGCAAGGCGGCGGAAGCGGGTGCGAAATCCGTCACGGAAGCCGCCCGCGAAGTCGCGCCGGAAATTCAGGCGGTCGGCACCAATGCCGAGACGGCGCGCGGTCAGGTTTCGGGTCTTTCGTCCGTCCTTCTCGGCGTTGCTGGTGGCGTCGCCGGCGCGATCGCGATCACGGCGATCGGCGAAGGGCTGAAGGTCGCTGCCGGTGCTGCCGGCGATCTCTACCGCGAAATCACGTCGAACGCACCACAGATCGAACGCGCGCTGGAGGCACATGCGGGCCTCGTCGGCCGCATCAAGGGCGCATGGGCCGAGGCCGAGGGCGCGGCCTCCTCCTACGGCGTCAATTCGATCGCGCAGCTTCGCTTCGAAAGTCAGCAGAATGTCGGCCGGCTGGAAGAGGCCAACGCCGGCGCGATGTCCAGTCTTCAGGATCGCGGCGCGCTCGCTCCGATCATGCAGGACATGGCAGGCGGTCGCGACCGGCTCGGGCCGCTCCGCGAAGAGGTCAACGCCTTCCGCCGCGATCTGCGCGAAGGCGGTGCGGACGTTATCGAGTTCCGCCGCAACGTCGCCGAGATCGCCGAAGCCCTGCCGGACGAGTCCCCGTTTCGTGGTCTCGCGGAGAAGATATTCGAAGATACGCAGGCAGCGGCCGAGTTGCAGGCCGAGCTGGAGCGCGCGCGCGACCTTCTCGACGGGCTGAAGGGCGATGCCGATGCGGCCGCGACGGCGCTCGGCGGCAAGTCGGACAAGTATCGCGAGCTGACCGACGACGCCGGCGCTGCGGCCGATGCGATCGGGACAAGCGCCGATCAGATCAGCCGCACCGGCGAAGCCGCAGCCGGCGCAAATCCGGAACTTGCCGAATACGACCGCATCCTGAAGTCGATCGCGGGCGGGCAGGCGCCGCAGTTCATGTCGACGCGGCAGGCGGTCACCACGCCCCTGATCCCCGGCTTTGCGGGGGGCGGCTGGACGGGTAACGGCCCGACCGACGTGATCGCGGGCTTCGTTCATGGTCGGGAATACGTCTTCGACGCTGAAACCACGTCCCGCATCGGCGTCGGCAACCTCGACGCGATCCGTGCCGGGGTTCGCGGCTACGCGGGCGGCGGTTTCGTCGGTGCCGGCGCATTCCCGCCAGCGCCGGCCGGTTCCGGCGCAGGCAACGCGGTCGCCGGCGCGGCCGACGCGCTGCGTATGCTTCAGGGCGCAGCCGTTCAGTTCGGCAACATCCTCTGGCGCACCGGCGATGCCGGCCAGGCGCTCGGCTCCGTCATCCAGTCGGTGTCACAGAAGTTCCTCGACTTCTCCCTGCGCGCGCTCGATCAGTTCATGTTCGGCGGTGGCGGCGGCTTCGGCGGCGGCGGCGGGTTCGGCTGGTTCGGAAGCCTCCTCGGCATGGGCGGCGGTGCGTTTCCGGCAGCGCCGGCACCGCTTATGGGTGGCCTCTACCATGGCGGAGGAAAAGTTGGCGGCTCGCCCGCCATGAGCCGTCTCGTCTCGCCATCCGTCTTCATGGATGCGCCGCAATCGTCGTCGCTTCAGGCGGGCGAGCGGCCGATCATCGCCATGGATGGCGAGGAAATCGGCTGGCCCGATCAGCTTGCCCGCAAATATGGCGGCGGCTCGACCGTCATCAACAATTTCCACGTCGAGACGCCGAACCCGAAAGCCTTCGCGGAGAGCCGATCGACGGTGGCGCGCGCGGCCGGCCGGCTCGCGGCACGCAGCGGGAGGCATAGCTGATGCCCGCGCCGTTTCTCGAAGATCAGCTCTTCCCCATCCACGTCTCGGCCGGCACGGCAGGCGGTCCCGACTGGCCGGCCGAGATCGTCACGCTGGCGTCCGGACACGAGGAGCGCAACACGCGCGTCTCGCTGCCGCTTCGAACCTATGACGCTCGCTATGGCGTCCGCTCGCCCGACGAACTTTACGAGGTGCTGGAGCTTTACTACGTCGCGATGGGGCGCCTCAAAGGCTTCCGGCTGAAGGACTGGAGCGACTACCGCTCGCTCGGCCCGAACAGGATGCCGACACACGCCGATCAGGACTTGGCGAGCGGCGACGGCCTGACGCGCGCCTTCCAGCTCATCAAGCGATATGCGCGCGGCGCGCATGAGTTCTTCCGGCCGATCACGAAGCCGGTCGCCGGCACCGTCCTGATCGGCGTCGACGGCGCGCCGACCCCGGCCGGCTGGTCCCTCGATGCCGCGACCGGCATCGTCACCTTCGACGCGGCTCCAGCGCCAGGCGCGATCCTCACATGGGGCGGCGAGTTCCACGTTCCGGTTCGCTTCGATTGCCGGCTCGACCAGATCAGCCACCGCACGGCCGCGATCGGCGACATCCCGTCCATTCTCCTGAAGGAACTTCGGGCATGAAGACGATCCCGCAGGGCCTCGCCGATCTTCTCGCCTCGGGCGTCACGACGCTTTGCCGATGCTGGCGGCTGGAGCGGACGGACGGCGTCGTCATGGGCTTCACCGATCACGATCGGCCGCTGACCTTCGACGGCGTCACCTATGAGCCGGAGACCGGCTTCACGGCGGCCGAGACGGAAACGACGCTCGGCCTGTCGATCGACACGATGGAGGTGGCCGGCGCGGTCTCGTCCGACCGGATCACGGATGACGATATCTCGCTCGGCCTTTGGGACGATGCCGGCGTCGAAGTCTGGATCGTCGATTGGTCGAACGTCGCCAACCGCGTCATCGACAAGCGCGGCTCCATCGGCGAGGTCGGGCGCGGCGATCTGGCCTATGAGGCGGAAATCCGATCGCTCGTCCATCGGCTCAATCAGGACGAGGGCCGAACCTATCAGCGGCTTTGCGACGCGGTCCTGGGCGACGGCCGATGCAAGGTCAATCTCGCCAATCCTTCCCTTTCCGGCACCGGCACGGTCACGTCCTCGACCGACCATCGCCTGCTTGTCGTCGCCGGCCTCGGCGGCTTCGCCAGCGGGCTTTTCACGCACGGCCTTCTGACATGGACGAGCGGCGCGAATGCCGGCGCGTCGATCGAGGTCCGCAGCCATGCCGGTGCGACCGTCACGCTCTGGCGGCGGGCCGCACTGGCGATCGCGGCCGGCGATCAGTTCTCGATCGTCGCCGGCTGCGACAAGAGCTGGGACATGTGCCGTGCGCGCTTTTCCAACGGCGCGAACTTCAGGGGCTTCCCGCAGATACCGGGCGACGATTTCGCGCTCGGGGTCGCCAAGAAGGACGAGGTCAATGACGGCGGGAGCTTCTTCAATGGATGATCGCGCCGCCATCATCGTCGCCGAGGCACGGTCATGGATCGGGACCGCCTACCGCCACCAGGACAGCGCCAAGGGCATCGGGTGCGATTGCCTTGGCCTCGTCCGTGGCGTCTGGCGCGAGGTTTATGGCGCTGACCCCGAATTGCCGCCGCCCTACACGGCCGATTGGGCGGAAATGACGGGCGAAGAAACGCTGTTGAAGGCCGCTTCAAGGCACATGGAAAAGCGCGAAGTCGGCGGCTGGATGCCGGGCGACGTGCTGATCTTCCGCTGGCGCCCGCATCTGCCGGCCAAGCATTGCGGTATCGTCACCGAACCCGCCCGGATGGTCCACGCCTATCAGGCGGCGGGCATCGTCGCCGAAGGCTGGCTGGCTCCGTCCTGGCGCGGGAAGATCGCGGGCGTCTTCATCTTTCCGGCCGTAGGGGAGCGCGCTTAATGGCGACCGTCCTGCTCGGCATGGCCGGCGCATCGCTCGGCGCGGCCTTCGGCACCTTCGGCGCGATCGCCGGCCAGGCAGTCGGCGCGATGCTGGGCGGCATGGTCGACCGGGCGATTATCTCCTCGCTGACGCCTGCGATCAGGCGCGAAGGCCCGCGTCTGACGACGACGGACATCCAGACATCGACGGAAGGTTCGCCGATCAACCGCATTTTCGGCCGCGCACGCTCGGCCGGCCAGATCATCTGGGCGACCCGTTTCGAGGAAGTCGTGACGACGGAGCGCCAGCGTGTCGGCGGGAAAGGCTTGGGCGGCGGGCAGCGTGTCGAGACCACGACCTACACCTATCACGGCAACTTCGCGGTCGGTCTTTGCGAAGGGCCGGTCGCCGGCGTCGGACGCATTTGGGCGGATGGCAAGGAGGTCGACCAGACGCAGATCGAGTTCCGCGTTCACCTCGGCACCGAAGATCAGCAGACGGACCCGCTGATAGAGGCGAAGGAAGGGGCCGCGCCGGCCTATCGGGGCCTCTGCTACATCGTTTTCGAGCACATGGACCTGACCGACTACGGCAACCGCCTGCCGCAGATCACGGCCGAGGTTTTCCGGCCGGTCGGCGATCTGGAGCCGCTGGTCGAGGGCGTGGCGCTGATCCCCGGCAACGAGCATGGCTACGACACGACGCATGTCTATCAGGTCGACGGGCCGAGCGAGAACCGCCACACGCTGGTCGCCGAGACGGATATCGCCGCATCGCTCGACCGGCTCCAGATGGTTTGCCCCAACATCAGGCACGTCCTCCTCGTCGTGTCGTGGTTCGGCGACGATCTGCGCGCCGGCTCCTGCACCGTCCGGCCGAAGATCGAGTCGCAGAAGAACACGCGGCCAAGCCAGTGGCGCGTGTCGGCCTTGTCGCGCAGCTCGGCGACGATCGTCACCTATGTGGAAGGCAAGCCGGCCTATGGCGGCACGCCCGACGACGGCAGCGTCATCAGGATCATCCGCGAGTTGACCGGGCGCGGGCTGGAAGTCTGTTTCCTGCCCTTCATGATGATGGACGTTGCGCCCGGCAACGCGCTGCCGGACCCGTACACCGACAACGCCGCCGGCGTCGGCCAGCCGGCCTTCCCATGGCGCGGCCGCATTACGTGCTCGCCCGCAGCGGGGCTTGCCGGCACCCCGGACAAGACCGCCGCCGCTGGCACGCAGGTCGCCGCCTTCGTCGGCTCGGCCGGTGCCGGTCACTTCCCGGCCATGGGCGAAACGGTGCTTTACACCGGCCCGGCCGAGTGGAGCTATCGCCGGTTCATCTTGCACAATGCGCGGCTGGCGCAGATCGCGGGCGGCGTCGAATCGTTCCTGATCGGCTCGGAAATGATCGGCCTGTCGACGGTGCGCTCCAGCGCCTCGACCTATCCCTTCGTCGACGCGCTGGTTTCTATCGCGGCCGATGCCCGCTCGATCCTCGGCGGCGCCGTCAAGCTCGGCTACGCGGCCGATTGGTCGGAGTACCACAGCCATCGGCCGGGCGACGGCTCCGGAGACGTGTTCTTCCACCTCGACCCCGTCTGGTCGAATGGCAATATCGACTTCATCGGTATCGACAATTACCTGCCGTTGTCCGACTGGCGCGATGGCTCGGCCCATCTGGACTTCGACCCGCTCGGCCCGTCGACGATCTACGATCAGGACTATCTGCGATCGAACGTCGAAGGCGGCGAGTATTTCGACTGGTTCTATGCCGATCAGGCCGCCCGCGACGCGCAGATCAGGTCACCGATCACGGACGGCCTCGGCGAACCTTGGGTCTACCGCAACAAGGCGATCCGCGATTGGTGGCTCAATCCGCACCGCAACCGGCCGGCCGGCGTCCGGAGCGCTAGCGCCACAGCCTGGTCGCCGCAGTCGAAGCCGATCCGCTTTTCGGAAATGGGCTGCGGAGCGGTCGACAAGGGCGCGAACCAGCCGAACATTTTCCCCGATCGCCTGTCGTCAGAAGGCGGCTTCCCGCACTATTCGAGCCGCGCCCGCGACGATCAGATGCAGCGCAGCTACATGCAGGCGATGATCGGCCATTATGCCGAGGCGGCGAACAATCCGGTCTCGGCCGTCTATGGCGGGCGGATGCTCGATCTTTCCCGGTCGAACGTCTGGTGCTGGGATTCGCGGCCGTGGCCGTCCTTCCCGATCAGCCGCAATTTTTGGGGCGACTGGCAGAACTGGCAGTCGGGCCACTGGCTTTCGGGGCGCATGGGAGCCGCGCCGGCTCCCGAGACCATCCGGACCATCCTCGACGACGCCGGCTTCGATCTGCGCTCGATCGAGCCGATCCCCGGCGTCGTCGACGGCATTACGGTCGGCAACCTGGTCTCGCCGCGATCGCTCCTCGACAGCCTGCGGTCGGCCTATCAGTTCGACGCGGTCGAGAGCGACGGCGTCCTGAAGTTCCTCGCCCGTCATGGCCGCGCGCCGGTCGCCACCATCTACACGGACGATCTGGTCGCGGGTCCGGACGGTCCGACCGCTCCCATCTACCGCCGCACGCGGTCGCAGGAAACCGAACTGCCCGACGCGGTGAAGATCAGATATGGCGACCAGGCCCGCGACGATCAGGCCGGTGCAAGCGAGGCGCGCCGATCGGCCGGCCGCTCGTCGCGCGTCATCGAGCACGCGCCGCCCGTCATCATGGCGGACACGCGCGCCCGCGAGATCGCCGAGTTGGAGCTTCATGCCGCTTGGGTCGGCCGCGAGCGGTACGGCTTCATGCTGCCGCCGTCGCGCCTGGCGATCGACCCCGGCGACGTCATCGCCTTCGGCCCGTCCGGTCATCCGATCCGGATCGACGCTATCGGCGAGGCCGAGGCGCGCAAGATCGAAGCCTTCGAGATCGACCCGTTGGCGGGCGGCACCGTGGACACGGAAACGACGGGCGGGCCGGTCGCACCGCCTGTGTCGATCCTGCCGTCCGAGGCGGTCATCATCGACGGGCCGCTCCTTCAGGACGGCGACGTGGCGCACGCGGCCTATGTCGTCGCGCTCCAGTCGCCGTTCCGGTCGGGCGTCGCGCTCTGGCGATCGGCAAGCGACAGTGATTACCAGCTCGACACGGTCGTGCCGGTGCCGGGCGCGTTCGGCGAGACCACCGGCGATTTCTACGCCGGGCCGGTCGGCCTTTGGGACCGCCTTACGGAGCTTTACGTCGACCTGAAGCGCGGCACGCTGACCTCGGCGAGCGAGCTTGCGGTTCTGAACGGCGCGAACCCCGTCATGGTCGAGAATGAGGACGGCGAATGGGAAGTTCTTCAGTTCGCCACAGCCACCCCAAACGGATCTCGCTCTTGGGTGCTGACGAACCTCCTGCGCGGCCAGAAGGGCAGCGAACACGCCATGCGCGATCCGGTGCCGGCAGGCGCGCGTTTCGTCGTTCTCAATCAGTCGGTCGGCCAGCTTTCCATCCCGGCCGGCCTCGTCGGCCAGCCGCTCAACTGGCGCGTCGGTCCTGCCGATCGGCCGGTCTCCGATCCGTCCTTCACGCAATCGACCCTGACCCTGCACGGACGTGGCGCGCGGCCCTTGTCGCCGGTCCATCTTCGGGCGAGCCGGCAGATGGACGGCGATTTCCTCCTGACATGGGTGCGCCGCTCGCGCATCGGCGGTGACGCGTGGGAGCCGGTGGATATCCCGCTCGGCGAGGAAGTCGAACGCTACGAGATCGAAATCCTGTCCGGCTCGACCATCGTCCGCGTCGTCGCCGGCCTCGGCGCGCCGGGCTGGCTCTATCGCGTCGCTGATCAGATTACCGATCACGGGGCGCAGGCCGAGGCGGTCGCCTTCCGGGTCTACCAGATCAGCGGCACCTTTGGGCGCGGCATCGCCGGGAGCTATCCCTGATGGAGGTGACGCAGCTCACAACGTCATGGCTCGGCTACAACCAGACGACGGGCCGGATCGAGTTTTGGGACGGCCAGCGCTATCGCCCGCTTGAAGAGGCGAGCAACTATGCGCCGCTCGACCACACGCACGCCATGGCCGACATTTCCGGCCTCTCTGCGGCCCTGAATGCCCGCCTGCCTTTGACGGGCGGCACACTCTCCGGAGGGCTGGAGCTGCCCTTCGCCGATATCGGCGGCACGCGCCTCACCGGCGACGCGGACGATCTGTTCGTCTGGACCTTCAAGGTGATGACCGACCAGAACATGCCGGCCGGCATCATGCGCGGCCAGCAGACGTTCATCGCTTCGTCGGCATGGACGAAGCCGATCGGCATCCGGCGCGTCCTGGCATGGCTTTGGGGCGCTGGCGGCGGCGGTGGTGGAGCCCAGGGCGGCGCGGCCGGTGGAGCCTGCGGGGCCGGTGGCGGCGCTGGCGGTTTCGGCTGGAAGTGGATCGACGTTTCTGCGCTCACTTCGGTCGCAGTGACGATCGGCGCGCCCGGCGCCAGCGGCTCGACGGCAGGCGGGAATGGAGGAACGGGCGGCACGTCCAGCTTCGGTGCTCACCTCTCGGCGACCGGAGGCGTTGGCGGCAGCGGCCAGACGACCGGCAATTGGGGCCAGATCGTCGCCGGTGGATCGGGCGGCGTTGCCTCCAGCGGCGATTTCAACGTGATCGGCTCGCCCGGCTCGCCGGGCATCCGCCTCGACCATGAGAACGGCATAGCCGGGCGTGGCGCGGCGTCTGCGATGCTTGGCGGTGGCGGCAACGGGTTCGCCGGCAACACGGTCGGACAGGCAGGCTTTGCGCGCGGCGACGGCGGCGGCGGTGGCGTTGTCGCGGCAAACGCGACCGGACGGGCGGGCGGTGCCGGCGCGAGCGGCATGGTCTGGCTCTGGATGTTCGAATGACGATCTGGGTCGAGCTTCGATGCACTGGACCGTCCGACGCCGGCAACGGTTGTCCGGAAGGCCACGGCGCTCGCGGCATCGGCCTCGCCGTCGCTGACAGCCATGCGGCGTTGAAAAGCGGCTATGCAGACATCCTGAAGCGCGCCGAGGGCGACGGCTGGCAGCGCGACACGAAGATGCTGGCTTTGCGCTGCCCGCACTGCGCCGCCGCCTTCGCCTCGGCCGACCCGGTCGAAATTGCAGGAATACCTTGGGAGAAGTTCGTCCAGGGCGTCGAGCTTTGCGTGTCCGGACGCCAGCCGTCGAGCTGGGCCGGCCGCGATGGCTTCCCGACCGCGACGCAGTTCCGCAACGCGCTCAATCGATTTCCAAGCCTTCGCCGCCGCTATGACCAAGCACCGGCCTTCAAGGGCGGCAGAGGCAAGGCCCGCGCGGCCCCGGTTTCCGACGAGCGTTGGGCGGCCGTTCTCGATCGGTTGAAGGCGGGCGAGACGGTCGCCGCGATCGCCGCCGGCGCGGATGGCTGGCCGACCATTAGGCAGTGGCACACGAAGCTCGCGGCCGATGCAGCCTTCAAGACGGCTGTCGATGCGATTCGCGCAGAGGTGAAGCCGGTGCGTCAGCCTCGCGCCGCGCCCTCGGCCGAGGCCGTCGCCGCCCGGAAGGCGAGACGCGAGGCGAAGACCGCAGCCAATGCGTTGCTGCGCGAGGATCGCCGCCGCCTCCGCGCCGCAGCTCGGGCCGACGAAAAGGAGGCGCGCCGCCAGCAGAAGGCGCGCGAGGCCATCCGTCGCAACGAAGAACTTCGTCGCGAGCGTGCGGCGCGTCGTGTCGAGAAAGAGCGGGAACGCGTCGCGCTTGCCGAAAAGAAGCTACTGGCGCGGGCCACCCAAAAGCAGCGCGATCGGGCCGAAGCGAAAGCGCGGAAGGTCCGCAGCCGCGCCATCATGCGCAAGTCGGCCGTCCGATTCCGCGCGGTGCCGGCCAGCGAGCGTTTCGAGCGTCGCCTATCGCCGCCCACGTCGGAGGGATGCCGGCACTTCATCGGCCCGATCCCCAGCGGTGTCGATATCGGCAATCGCCAGCAGATGAAGCCCGAACGCGCGGCGCTGTTCTTCGCCGGCATCGCCGTGCCGAAAGGCCATGTCGTCGAGCACACATGCTGGAACGACGACTGCTTTGCGACCGATCATCTTCGGCCGACGCCCGATCATCCGATGAAGCGGCCGGCCCCCACGATCCCGACCGAGATCATCGACGCGGCGGCGGCGATCGTCACCGCTCGGTTCGGCGTTGGGCGGGCCGACCTCAACGGAACCGTCGACCGCAAGCGCGGCACGAACCACACGGCTTTCGCCCGACAGGTCTTTCGTTACCTCCTCTCCGTCGAGCTGGAGTTCTCCCAGCCGATGGTGGCGCGCGCGACCGATTGCGACCGCACGACGATCACGCACGGAAATCACCTCGTCGAGGACCGGCGCGACGACGAGGCGTTCGACCAGGTCATGGATGAACTGGCGGCCGAGCTGCGCCGGCGCATCACGAAAGAGGAGGAGCACCGCATACACGGATGGCCGGCTTGAACGCCGGCGGCGGGCCTTCGTCGCCAAACTATGTCCCGCCCGACGTCGCCACTGACATGACCGCCGCACCCGCTGCCCCGAAGGGCAAGACGGATGTACGGCCTGCCTAG